TGGTTAAGCTGCTGCGCCTGCAGCCCGGTCTGCGCCTGCAACCCTTGGGTCTGAAGCCCTGCACTGAGGTTTTGTGTGTTGGCCTGCTGCTGGTTCTGCTGGTTGGCGAGGGCAGCCTGCTGCCCAAGGGTGGCCCCCAGATTCTGGGTCTGCAGATTGGAGGCGAGGTTTTGCTGACCAGTGGTCATCCCGGCCTGTTGATTGGCGAGTAGCGCCTGCAGTCCTGTTTGCTGGTTAGCCTGTGCTGCCTGCATCCCCGTCTGTGCCTGTAGCCCCTGCGTCTGGAGTCCGGCACTCAGGTTTTGCAGGTTGGCCTGCTGTTGGTTCTGCTGGTTGGCAAGCGATGCCTGCTGCCCAAGAGTGGCACCGAGGTTCTGTGTTTGCAGGTTTGCAGCGAGATTCTGCTGCCCGGTGGTCAACCCCGCCTGCTGGTTGGCGAGCAACGCCTGAAGCCCTGTTTGCTGGTTAAGCTGCTGCGCCTGCAGCCCGGTCTGCGCCTGCAGCCCCTGAGTCTGAAGCCCCGCACTGAGGTTCTGGAGGTTGGCCTGCTGTTGGTTCTGCTGGTTGGCGAGGGCAACTTGCAATGCCTGCTGGGAGTTCATCCCCGTGGCCTGGAGTCGATTGGCCTCATTCTGGACCGCAGCCTGTTGCTGGTTACTCATGTTGGCAAGGGCGGTCTGCAGCCCCGTCTGGGTGCCCAGTTGTTGTGTAGCCAGTTGAGCCTGCAAGTTCTGCTGACCCGTGGTGAGTCCTGCGGCTTGGTTTGCCTGTGCTGCCTGAAGCTGTCTAGCCTGATCGGCGGTGAAAGCCTGCTGCGCCTGACCATAAGCGGCGTTTAACCCTTGGGCTTGAATGTCACCCTGCTGGGTAGCCAGATTTCTTGCAGCCTCCGCTTCCATAATTGCCTGGCGGGTACCACCAAACGCGCCAGCCCCAACCGCCTGTGCGCCTCGCTGTGTCCGGGCGATATCGGCTTGTCGCTGCGCTTCGCGCTGTTGTATACCCACAACATTTTGCATGTAAGGACTCATGTAGCTTGCCGCTACATTTGGATCGGTAAAGTCCCGCGTGCTTACGTTCTGCGCTGGCCCCATCTGGAACGCTTGCAGATTAGGGTTAAAGTTGGTCTGTGCAGCCTGTATGTCATTGGACCGCGCACCGCCCCCCAGCTGGTCTTGGGAAATACCCTGCGCCGCCTGCATGCTGAGACTTTGGAGAGAGGGGGCGTTTATCCTCTCCGCGCTTACGTTCTGCGCTGGCCCCATCTGGAACGCTTGCAAGTTAGGGCCGCTTACGTTACCAGCCGCCTGCATCGACAGGTCACGTAGCTGGGGGGCGTTTATCCTCTCCGCGCTTACGTTCTGCGCTGGCCCCATCTGATAGTTCTGCAGGTTAGGGCCGCTTACGTTACCAGCCGCCTGCATGGAGAGATCGCGCAACTGCGGGGCGTTGACTTGGGCAGCGTTAATGTTCTGGGCTGAAACCCCCGCAGGGCCTTGGAACTGGCTACCCCCAAACATCGGGGCGGCGTTTAGTTGTGCCGCTTGGGTCGTGGCAGACCCCGCCATGGGTGCGGCGTTCAATTGGGCGGCTTGGGCTTGAGACCCGTAAACATCCCCCGGACCTTGCATTTGAAACTGCTGCAGGTTGGGGGCGTTTGCGCTGAGATATCCCAGCCCCATAGTGCTGAAATTTGGCCCCGCGCCATATTGGTTACCAAAATTAGTAGGGGTGTATTGACCGACCTGCCCAGCCTGTTGCGCCACATTTGAAGCAATATCACTTGCTTCTGCGGTCTGTCCGGGCGCTCGCATCCCCGCAAGATTCATGAAGGCGTTTTGCTGCATGGGCGAGAAATTCGCAATGCGCTGGCCTTGGTATTGCTGGTAAGGAGCCTGTGTTAATGCCTCGGCCTGCCCAAACACTCTTGAGGCATAAGGCTGCGCCCACTCAGGGATATTGCTCTGAGTGACCGTTTGACTTGTAGGTGCAGAGGGCGCTGAACCGCCGCCACCGCCACCGGCAATGTAGCCGCCGCCCATTTTCTTTTGAGTAATGGACTCCCCAAGCGGCTCACCAAGGGCTTCAAGTTGTTTGCGAGAGAGGCTCATACATTCTCCAGTGCTACAAAAGCTTTGTAAAAAGCTTGTCTGTGTTTTTGTAACCCAAGTATTCAAACAGCCTTGAGTTATCCAGGTGAATCTTGGTGTGCATAATGATTCTATTCACACCGCTATCCTTTAATGTCTGCTCTGCGAACTGGAACAACTTTATGCCCGTCCGTCCCTTGCGATATTCTTTCTTTACGTAGTACAGGTCTTCAAACGCGGTGATGCAAGATCGGTAGTGCAAATGCGGATATACGGTAAAAATTATGTACCCAATCAATTCTTTGTCTTTTCGACAAGTAATTGCTCGTAAACAGCCAGCCTGATAAAGCCTATCGTAAGCGTTGAAATCAGGCTCAAGCGGAAAATCCTTTGTTACGCAAAGTTCTTCATAATGCTCCGGCAGTATTGGCGCTAACTCCTTGAATAAAACCGTTGGGTCTTCTTCATGGTAGGTAATCATGCAGGCATATATCTTTCAGGTTTAATTTGCTTGCCTTGCGCTTTGCGCCCGGTTCTTGCGCTACGAACCCGATCCATCATGGCGTAAAGCCTTTTTGCACCCGCGTCTGTAGACCCATTGCCGAGGTGCGAAACCACATCAGCAGGCACCACAAACTCACCATCCGCCAGTGCCGCCCGCTGCGGACGGGGGCCACGGATAACCGCAGGAATTGAGTCAGACATCCCATCCCCGTCGCCACGCAATAGTTTACCCCCTGCGGCGTATTCTGGTAGCGAAGCTATTCCTCCTGCGGCGTACTTCGCTTTAATCGGTCCGCCAGCCTTATCGCCCCCACCACTGCCCTCTCCGAACGGATTTGACCGGTCAATCGCCAAAGAGTAGCCCGAGGGGGATTCGTCATTGGGTAGATACAGATTGTTGTCCGGACCCACGTAATATTGCTGATCTTCGTAGGGGTTGAATCCAGCAAATGTATACGGGGTGTATTGTGAGGAGGTCGGGGTTGTCGGGGTGGGGGCCGTATACGTCTGTGTACTTGGATCATACGTATATCCACCTACCGCACCGGTCACCGGAGTAGTTTCAATCGTGGGGGCAGGCGTGGGCGTAGGAGTGGGCGTAGGAGTGGGCGTAGGAGTGGGCGTAGGAGTGGGCGTAGGAGTGGGCGCTGCGGGTTGAGTCGGGATAATAGACGGCTGCGCTACGCCAATTGGATCGCCGCTAGGGTCTACAAATCCTCGCACCGGATCAAAAACAGGTGCGGATATGGGGGTTGTTGACATTACTTGGGAAACCAAATCGGGAGTTGGGGCTGGAGCAGGAGCAGGGGCAGGGGCAGGAGCAGGAGCAGGAGCGGGGGCAGGAGCAGGAGCAGGAGCGGGGGCAGGAGCCGGAGCAGGAGCGGGGGCAGGAGCCGGAGATGCAATACCAGTGGGGGTTATCGTTGGAACAGAATACCTGGTTGGCGCAGCCCGCAACTGGGAACCTAACTGGTTAAGGTATGCAGCCATTGCGTATTGGTTACCTACCGGGCTTTGAGCGGCCTGCGCATCTTGGTACTTTGTTGAGCCACCTTCTGCGTACTTGCGCTCTTCGTTAGTGTCTTGGTCAATAGCGGCTCCCGTGTAGGCGGTAAAAATATCAGAGCCAAAACCAGATTTTTTGATTTCGGACATGGGGTACATACCGGATTGATCCGGCACCATGCCACCTTGCGCCATGGGGGTAAAACCTTGGTTCAAGAAAGGAGGTTCCCCCTCATGTCCCGGCTTACCAAAATTGGGGTTTTGTGTCGCGTTGTAGCCGTACTGTTTGTATGGGAATGGGGAGGATGGACTTGAGGCTATCCCCCTCAAAGTCGGCTGTTGCGATAGCGCCCCAATACCAGCCATTGCCAAAGGTGTTGCGGCGCTAATGGCAGAAACTTTGTTTTGTTTCAAGAAATCCATTGGGCCTTGATCCATTACATTTTGCGCCCCACTATAAATATTAGAGAAAGTTGTAGGGGTTGGTGCGGATGCCTTCAAAGATTCTTGAACTGCCGACTGCCATTGAGTTAGTTTTGTTGGGTCAATAGTGTTTGGAATAGCCTCTGCCGCAGCTTGGGTATAAGATTGGGTTAGTGGGTCAAAATTATTTACGGCAGGATTGGTTTTTTGCAACCATGCATTTAAACCCTCATTGCCCCCCTCAATTCCAAGTTTGCTCATAGCGGATTGTCTAGCCGCTTCATTTGCGGCCTCTGTTGCAGCTACGGCTTCGGTAGATTGAGCGGCAAGTGCATCACCCAGGCCACCCATGCCATAACCGCTAATACCCCCGAGGATGGCACCCATGAGGGGGTTGCCCCCGTCCATCTTGCTGCCCAGCATTCCCCCCAGTGCCCCGCCCCCCATAGCGTAGAGGGAGGCGCCCCCCGTAGCGGGGGCCAGGGCAAGGCCAATTCCAGCCCCAACCATAGGAAGAATGGAACTCAGAAACCCGGCTTCAGGGAGGCCGGTCTGTGGGTTGATTGTGAGGGAGCCACCATGAGACATAGCGAGCTTTTGCAAACCCTGCACTTCGCCGGGGGTCATATGCACAAGCATTTTGTCTTGGCCGCGTCCGAGGGAGGCAAGACCTTGAGCCATGGGTTGGTACATAATTACCTCACTTTTTCCAATATTATCATGTGTTTAAAGCGGAAACAAAAGCCGCAGTTACAATAATTGAAGCTGTTGCTGGCCGGGTTGGGCTAACACCCGCAGCGTGGTATGGCATGGTTGTGGAAGTGTCCGATGATGACCACCATAGTTCAATATAATCATCCGGGTTCATGGGTATAAAGTAGTTCCAGCCCGAGATAATTGCACCCGGTATGGTGGCATGTTTTGATGGGACAGTCACCGTCCCATTTGACCCCGGCAAATCCGACGCGGAACCCCCACCATTACCGGTTCTTACCCACAAATTGACATCGTGGGCTGCGGTATCGGTATTCTCAAACTGCGCTGAAAACTGTATGTTGTAAACTCCCGGCAACTCGGGGGTTAGTTTGGTGGGGGAGCGCCCGGTAATGGAGCCACTGGTAACTGTTCCAGATACGCTGGTTGTGTAAGTACCAGTCCCTCCGGTGCCTGTCCCATAAGCAGTAATTGTTACCCCGTAGGCATTTATCGTGGTGCTGGGCACGGTCTGAGTCTGGTTTATCTCATAGGTGCCCGTACCCCCCGTTCCGGTGCCGACCTGAACAATTCGAGTCCCGGTTGTAACGCCAGTGCCGGTAATGACATCGCCTATGTTCAAGGTTCCAGAGGTGACTGCGGTTACGGTTAATGTGGTTCCAATAACGCTGCCCGTAACAACTGCCGTGGAGTAACCCGACCCTATGAGGTGCATGCCAAGGTATATAACCCCTGAACTGACCGCGCTGACTGTCAGGGTTGTTAAGGCTCTGGAGGCCGTGAAAACAGCCACTTGGTCTTCTACGCTGAACTGATTGGCGTAATCTTTTTGAGCTATACGAACTGGCTGCGCAACATTTGCCGGGGTGCTTTGGGTCTGATTATCCTGATAAGAGCAGCTTGGGAATTGCAAAAACGCCCCACCAGCCCCCGGTGCCAAGATACTCTGCAGAGCATTATCCAACTGGTTGAAGTATAGCCGCAGCGCATTGTTGTATTGCTCGAAATACCTTTGGCTGTAGTCGATTGTCGCAACCGGTAGATTTGGTGCCTTTGGCGGGATGAGGCTTGCCATACCTAGACCTTGCGCCCATCAGGACGGATATCTATCCGGGGTACGCCCAACTGCCAAGCCACACCCAGATCGGTAGACTCTACGCGCATGGACATCTGCCGACCCCGGATGCGGGTGTAGACCTCATTTGTGTACTGCTCCACAGGAATCGTGGCGGTTCTTACTACCTGCGGATTTGCTCCAGTGCCATAGGCCGCACCGGGGAAGGTTCTTGGCTTTACCGTCAGGTTGATGTACGGGGATTCAGCGGTAGAGGAGGTGAAGTTAATGTCAGGGATCATTCGCCAGACAAACCCATAGTTATGCCCATCGCCTATGTCAAAGTCAGAAGACCCAATATAAGAGTCTATGGCTATGGCAGTGCTTGATGCTCCATCGTCAAGTCCATTCTCGTGGTACAAAATCCCGTTAGGTATACCAGCGGTTACGCTTGAGTACGCAAGATGGCTGGATGCAGTTGTGCCCTCTGCACCACGGGTGCAGCCGGTAAGGACAGACCCAGACTTCCCTGTGTAAGAGATTACCTCTGAACCAATCGTAACGGTCCCGCTGTTGGGATAACTGTTTGCATTTACCAGTGTCAATGACGTTGCAGACGAAGTTACATTGTTATTCAAGTAGCTATTCTGTACGCTGTAGACAGCCATTGGATAAGACTGCAGCGAGCTATCAAGCCATGCAGTGCGATTCATTGTCCCGTAGTACCAAACCTTTTCCAGGTAGTTGTAAATGACATAGCGATCATTGATAGTGGAGTCAGCGGAGGGGTACTGCCACCAGACCTCGTTGTACCCTTCGTTAATACCGCACACAACCTGCTGGGCTTGAGTCAGGTTAATGTCACTAAACACATACTGTCGGAGCGTACAGGGTAGTGTCTGCACCGTACCGGAATACATATAAAACTTATCCACACCCATCCAATAGGTTACCGTATTCACGGTAATTGCGGCGTTTGGGGATATGATGGAAATATTGCCTTCCAGCAATTGAAACCCCCAAACATAAGGTGGTCCAAGATACTGCATGGAGTACAGAGCGGCATCAGACCAAAGTATGATTTCCTGCCGGGTGGCCTGCGCAGTGACAAGGTATGAGCCTATTTGAAGCTTTTGCTCGCCTGCCTGATTGGTTATGGATGGCACCCAGTCAAATACGTTTTCCTGATCAGACCAGCGAACCACCATGGGGTCAAATGTCGTGTTGGCGTCATTTGGGTCGTAAGGATTTGCGCCTAGTGCTATTACAAAACGCTGAGTATCCGAGGCAAGGACTTGGTTGGTTGTGTTAGGAACAAAACTCCCCAAGTAACCAGCCGTGGTCGCGGCTGAACTAAGCGTAATCCCCCTTGCCCAAGTCGCCGTATCACGCACCCAGTAATAAATAGGTCCGTTGCGTGGAGCAAATACCAAGTTCTCCCCGTAGTTGTCCTGCGTCCAAAGGCGAAGTTGGGTTGTAACGCCAAGCGAAATCCCAGACCCCCATGTGCTGCGACCCCATGTGCCCGCACCCCACCCGCCACCCACAACTGCGGTATCAAGGCCCGCGCTAATTTGATAAGACGCGGTTACGGAAGCCCCGCCGCCTGTTGCTGTGGATGAAGCTGCGGTATCACTGGCGATAGTGTAGTCATTCCCACTTGGGACTGAAACGATTTCATACTCCCCGTTCAGCGTCAAACCACCTACCGCTGATGCCCCGGCAAAAGTAACGAAGGTGCCCGCTGTTGCGTTATGGGATGTAGCAGTAACCGTTACCACTTTGCTGCCTGAAGTGGTTGCAAAAGGGTTGGAGCCAAGTGAAACGGGTGATGCAGCAGTCAAGGGAGTAATGTCGTTATAAGCACTGCCACCAGCTTCCAAGTAGTATTTTTGATTAGTGCCAACCGATACGATGTTATAGGAGTTTGTGGTAACCCAGTTCCACATGGTTCTGCACACGCCTTTGAACGTGTAGGTTGACAGACGAACCCACCCGCCTATCTTCTCGGGATAACCAGATCGGAACCGTATCTTGTCGCACTCATACCAACCGCCCTCGTTGGAGTAATTAGTACCCTCCCTATTTACCCCTGGACGAAGCTGTATCTTTTGTAGCGGCATACTTAACCCTTCAACGTATCCAATGCCGTATGGCGTACTGCTACCACTCGCTTACCCCATCCACGCCCAAAGGTTCCCCATGTGGCTAGAGACTGCAGGAACAATAGACGCTGTTCTATCAGCATTTCTACCAGTTTTTCCGGGTCTTTCTCGGCCACGGCAGCAAGCGTTTTTGGCCCTATCTGACCGTCTGGATTGGCTCCTACGCACTGTTGCAGCCACTTGACTGAGCGGCTTACCCCACTATTCACAGCCGCATCAAAGACGCAGTAATCCACCCCATCGGGAAGATCGTCGCACCTTGCCAAGTCCCAATACATTTCCTTGTAGAAAGGGGCAACCGTTGCAGGGGTTAGCTCTCGCATCTCATCTTCGGTTACAGGCTCCTTCTTCCAAGCCTCCCATGCCTTCTTGGTAACACCAAGATTGGTTATCCCACCGGGGTCTTGTGGATGGTTGGAAAACCCACCCTCATGGTGGAGGGTGGTAGCCAAGGACTTGGCGAAGTTATCTTTCATCTTCACTCTCTCGAAACTTCATGCCAGCCAATAATCCAATGAAACCGCCGACAATCGTCTGAAACGCAGGGCTGATAAGAGAAAATATCTCGCTGTTGTCAACGTCCGGTGTGAAAAGGCCAACACACATTACGCCCACCATAGATAATAAGATTACGCAAAGCGTAACGCTTACCATCACGGTGACGGCAGAGATAACCCTGTCTTTCACTTGTTACCCGGATCAGCCTTGACAGCACCACCCAAACCAAGAGCAGCAGCGATGCCTTGAGCCAGCATCTGGTATTGCGGTGGAACCATCGGAATTGCAATTGCGAAAACAACACCCATCCCAGCCATTGTGGAGGGTTCACCAAAACGCTTTCTAAGCCAGCCCATATCTATCTCCTATTTTTGAAGTTCGTGCTTCAGGAACAACCATACTGCGTAAAAAAGTCCAGTAACGATTGATATTGCACCATACTTAGCCACATGCTCGATCATCATCTTGTAAAAGGCGGTACGGGTCTTTTCCTTCTCTATGTGGGTCTGCACCCACAGATGATGGTCGTAATGCTCAGAATCAGAGACACTGCGGGACTGTTGCAAAGCCTTCACCATAGCCACGGAAAGCTTCTCGCAGATTTCCCCAATGTTCTCGCTTGTCACGGCGACTCTTTCTTTTCTTCTTGAACCTGCGGTGCAGCTTGTGCTTGAATCTTCATGATGAGGGCTTGCACCTGAACGAACGGCATCTGACCCAGCGCACTCAGAACACCATTCGTTTCAGCAACAGTCAGCTTCAGTTCGATTTCTTTGGTATCCATCATTCGTCCTTATTTGAAGTTTACTTTTGGTTTATAGGCTGCGTCGTAATGATACGCAATACTGCTACTCCAACAGAGATGACCAGCATAACCAAGCCCGTATTAGCAGGGCCAACTAACTGAGACACGACTGCCTGAGACTGTTCTAGAAGTCCGCCAACAGCGATCAAGACGGAAAACCAGATTGTTTTGGACTTTAAGTAGTTCATTTTACAACCCACGGCAAAGGAAGGACGACAATCTTCGGTGCAATCTGGTCCTGAATATGCTGATCCACGGCGACCTGAACGGCGTCCTTGTCCACGCCGCTAGACCAGCACCAGCCCAAGACTTGATCCTGAGTCAGTTGGTCGTAGGGGGTGAAGTCGCCGCCAGCGAAGGTAAAGCTGCAGGCACCGTAAGACGATCCGAAGGTGTCGGCAAAGGCTCCATTGCAGCGCCAGCAGGCAGTGACAACAACATCCGTCTCGCCGTCCTGCTGCGGTGCGCATTCCATCTGCTCGATGATCCAAGTGAATTGAGTTTCCATGTAGTCTCCGATTAAGGTTCGATTGCGATTTGTTGAGCAGCGCCTGTTGCAAACTTGACCATCAGGCGAGTTTTACCTGCGCCGTTATCTTCTGCGTAGATACGGTAGCCGTTAGATGACGGTGCGGCTGGGGCGGTTTGTTCTGCGCCTTCGATGTAGCCGGTAGTCATAGAAAGTCCATTTGCACCAAGTCTCACTATTTCGGAACTGTTCACCAAAAAAGCTAATGGAGTATTTGTGAGGGTTCGCAAAATCGCTGCGCCACTGACGATTGTAAAATCGCCAATGCTTGTCGTGCCATCATCCGTAATCCTCAATACTGGTTGTGTTGAAGATTTAATTGTTAAAACATTTGCTCCGGCATTATAGGTGCTGGTGATAGTGCCAGTAACAGCTAGGCCGGTGCTGTTCATAGTTAGCGCTTCGCTTTGATTTATTGCGTATATCAGCGAACCGCCAGTCGGGGAATTGATATACCAATCGTTTGCATTCCCGTTGCCACCGAAATACCGAACAGCAGCACCAGCGTATCCCGGCGTTCCAGACATTGTGTAGGTGCCGTTCGAACTGATAGCACCAGCACCATTTACTCTGAATTGAGCAACGGAATTTGCATACATACCGAGCATGTCAAAAGATGCTGAAGCTGCTCTGGCTGTGTTCGCGTAATACAAAGTGCCCGCATATACAGCATCATTGGCTATGGCGGATTGAACGATTGCACTGCCGCTTGCTATTGTCGCACTCAGCGCCCCGGTGACGGCGAGGCCCGAAGCCTGCCACGTTCCTATTATCGTAGTTCCGTTTGTGCGGAAATACGTCGCGCCTGAAGCTACGTTGTCAACATAGAGGTTAGTGGTATCGTGGCTTACGCGCCCCTTACTTGTGCTTCCCCATAAAATATCGCCACTCGCACTCAGCGCCCCGGTGACGGCGAGGCCGGTGGAAGTGACTGCCGTAATCGCAGTCCCACCTACTTTCTGCCAGATCGTTTTCCCGGAGGCAGTGTTGATCTCAAGGCCGATGTAGTCATTACCACCACGGACGTTGTAGTTGGCGCTGCTCGAACTCAGCTGCACCGTGCCTTGGCTAGGTCCAGCGTCTTGTAGAACTAGGGCCGGGGTTGCTGACCCACTACTCGCCGTCAGCGTCGTAACGCCAGTCGCCCCCGCCGTGAGGGCCCCGCTGCTCAAGTTCAAGCTGGTGCCAGTCGCCGCGCCGATGTTGGGCGTGGTGAGCGTAGGCGATGTGGCAAGCACCATGCTGCCCGTGCCCGTCACGGAGTTGGAGAGGGTTACGCCGCCGTAGGTCAGGGCACCACTTGCAGATAGGGTGGTGACAGCCGTAGCTCCAGCAGTGAGGGCACCCGTGCCGATGTTGATCGAAGGGTTGCCGCTCTGCGTGATATTCCCGGAAAGAATAAACGCACCAATAGTATTCGCTGTCAGCGTTGTGCCGTTGAACGTCAGATTGGCCGAGTCTTGAAGAAGCCCACTTGCACCAGCGTAAGTGACGCGGCCTGAAGTAAGGCCTGTGTCGGTCAAGGAGGTGACTGTGAGCGCCCCGGTAGACGCCGAAGAGAAATAAGTTACCGCATCGACGATATCCGTCCCATTGCTAACCAGCACCATCTTTTTGCCATTAGGTACAGATATGCCCGTTTGACCACTGACTTTGACGGTCACTTGTCCTGAAGCCGTGTTGTTATAGATGAAGTAGAGCTTTTTGTTAGCCGGGACAATCAAGTTGGTACTCGCCCCACCAGTACCGGTGAGTTCGATGTACATATTCCTGGCAACACCGGTTGCACCATTAGGTATGGTGATGGTTGTATCCGTACCTGTAGAAACAGCCTGAGTTACATACCCGGAGATAGCCTGCTCTATCAGAGTCCCGAGGTTGGTATTGGTTGTGTTTCCCCAAGTTCCAGACTGATCCCCGGTTCCAATCAGTTCGATAGCAAGGTTGGTCGAAAATGTCGAAGCCATAAAAACTCCTAAGTATTTCCAACCACACTCCAAGTCGGAGTCTGGCTGTTTGGTATATTGCCCCAATCGGCATCAGTATCGGATGAAACGATAGCCCAAGTATTTGTCTGGGACGTATTAACGATAGACCAAGACACCACAGAGGATGTCTCTACGGTACTCCATGATGCCGATTGCGCGTTACCAATATTGTCCCAAGGCATATAACTACCTCAAGCTATTCGGATAATTGCTGAAGTGTTGGTTGCAGAGGGGAACTGAACCGTGAACGTGGTCGTAGAAGTCTTGTTCGAGCCAAAATCCAGCACCACCATGGCTGGGTTGGTTGTCCCGTTGTATTTGTAGATCAGCGCACCACGGGCAGTAATCGCACCAGTCCATGAAGCGTTACTGAAAGACAGGTAAGAAGTAGTGGTGTTTGCGTCCGTGGTTGGTACGGTGCTGATTACCAATATCCGCCCGCCTGCTACGTAGTTTCCCCCAGATGCCTCGCCAGTGGCTGTGTATGCCGTGGTATCGGCGTCCAGCGTAGCCGTGTTGGTATATAGGGCGATCTTATATACATCCGTGGTTCCAACACCGAGGTTGAACAGCCCCGTATTGAGGCCATTCTTGTACGTGTTGGTTGCCCAGTTTCCGGTAAATGCCACTTAGGTCACCTGCTGTCTGTATTGACCACTACGGTATGCGTCCTGACGCTCCAAGCCATCGCCCAAACGCTTGGCAAGGGCAAGTGCTTCCTTGTATTTGCCATCGTACAAGGCGACCATATCGGTTTCGCCCTTCATATAGGTATATGCTTCGATGAGCGCACCATACAACAGCACAGAATCAAAATTGTCGCCCAGCCAAGATGTACCAGACGCCGCCGTTGAAATACTCTCTGGGTAGTAGAAGTAGTGCAACTCTATGGTGTAGATAGCATCGGGCGTTGGCCCTAGCAAAAATGATAGTTCTGTTGTAATCGTCGGACTTCCACCGGATGTAGTGGTTGGACCAAACATCGCATAGTAAGCAGGCAGTCCGGTATCCGCTGGGACGGGGTATGATTCCCGTATGAAATTCACATCCTTATTCAGCAGATATGAATAAGCCCCATCCCCATCAACAACCGCAACAGAGTATGGGGCCAGGAAGTCAGTGGGGCAGGATAGATACTTATTGTTAGCGGTAGTTGTTCCAGTTACATTTTTCCTGAGTGATGGAAACTGGATGGTGTTGAAAATACGCTGCTCTGCCTGCTGAACAAAGTAGGGAATGTTGGCGACAAACGAAGTTTCGCTATTCTCCGTATAGTCTTGTATCAGTTGAGACAGAGTAGTGTAGTTCACCATTTACTCCTTATGCCATAGGGCCACGGCACTTACGTCCCTTGGTGGCAGCACCATACCCGCGCATCTCAATACCCGTATCCTTTACATCCGTTTGCGGGTAGCCGGTATCCTCCTGGTTACCCGGCTTATTGGTGTTGGGCTTGGGCTGGGTGTACTTGTTGGTGGGGTTTTTGGTATCCCACCCGAAGAATTTAAACTCCATTATCGACCCCTTTGATTGTTGGCACGAGCCATATTGCGCCCAACGCGCTTCATATCCATCGAAGTAGGACCACCCTTCTTAAGCCCCTTCATGGTTTGTTGCTTGTCGTGCTTCACATCCATCTTGGATTTTTCCCACTTGTCGTAGCTCATGCCATGTTTTTTGGCAAGCTTCTTATCCTGGGCTACATCTTTTGCGGAACCTTCCCAAGCTTTTTCGGACATTTTAGCCATCGTGAAACTCCTATGTAGTTGCTACTGTTACAGTGCCAATCAAAACTTGCAAAAGCAGGTTATTTGGCGTTAGCCCAGCATCATACAAACTTGAACCACCAACGGGGTTCCAGCCCCACTGAAAGACCCTACTACCACCTTCAGGCGTCCCAACATCATTAGGCGCAATCTGCAGGCCGTTAGTACCCGAGGTCAGGTAACTTACATCCGGCCTTGGCTGTCGAACCGCTTGTGGATCATTTACCGGATACATGCCCAACAAAAGCTGCGGTTGATCTGGTTCCCAGCAAGTGGGGCACACCTTAATCGCCGTAGTCTTGGTCTTGATCACCAAGCTTTTCAACTGCGTCAGTTTATAGCGAAAACCACAACGGTCGCATTCCGCAATTGCAAATTTACCAGAGGCGAACTGGTTTGGCACTTAGGCACCTATGAACATCTGTCGCGGCACAAACCTAACCGGAGCTTTTTCCCGATCCTCTTCTGCCGCCAGCGCAAACTGCTGCTCATAGTCCATTTTGAGTTCTGCACGACGACCCGGATCGACTCCGGGCAGCTTCATGGACAGGTAGTACGCCAGCCCCGCAACCATACAGGTTAGAAAACGGAAGGGAATATCCTGCCCATTGATGCCGTTTCCGGCGTCTTGAATCCTGCGCAGCCGCCAGTACACAAAGGTATAGGTCTGGCTGTTATCCGGTTTCGGCCACAGGTGAATCTGTGGATAGACAGAAGTATTTGTGGAATCTGTTGCGCCGGTCTTGCGTTGGAACCAAACTTGGATGGGTCGGCCCGTGGCGTTCTTGTTGGGAATTGCCGCATAGGTACTGACCGAAATGCGGGATATGACTATATCGTTCTGATTTACCCCGGTGCCGGTGCGGATCACATGATCCAGAAGATCAATTGTGTCTACTGGAATGTCGTAATCGGCAACATTGTACGTCAGAGTTTGCTCAAGTTTCTCAATGGTGAACAGGTTCAACCCGCGATTTGCCCATTCGATCGTCAGAAGATTCAGACTTCTTCGTGCTGTTCGCAGATCGTAGCCAGAACGCAACTCCTGACCACAGCGTTCAAACGCCTCCTCGACCAATTGATT